CGCGTGCGATCGCTTGCCGCGTTTCGATTGGCTCGTATCGATTTTCGATTTTTCGATGATCGATCGAGGACGTCGAGCGACGTTTTACGCCTCGCTACGAATCCATCTACACGGAATGCATCTACACGAAAAGTGTCTACACAAAAATCGTCCACACTAAATTTTGAGCTTCATTTTAATCTTGTCGATCATCATCTCTACGCTTACGCCTTTCATCAGCAGATTTGCTGTTGTGGCACTTGTGACACAGCGATTGAAGATTAGAACTGTCCAATCGTAGGCTGTCATCATCTTTTCTCTCAATAATGTGATCAACGACATCAGCAGGGCGAAGCAAACCTCTACTGAGACAATCAACGCAGAGAGGATTACGACTAATATAAGCACGGCGCAGACTCCGCCAATCTTTAGAGCTGTACCAATTATCTCGCTTGCGGTCTTCATCTGTAAAATTCCTCCGACGCGCACGCTTCCCCCGGAACGCAGTAGTCTCACGCATGTGCCTCACGCAGAGGCCTCGGGCGGTCTTTTCTGGGACTAGTTCAGCGCAGCCAGGGTAGCGGCACGGTGTGGGTGCAGCCCTAGGCATTTTTGATTAAGTACTGTTCCAGGTAGTCGCTAAACCACCTGATCTTGGAAGCGTCCTGTGTCGGGTCAGGATGCTTGTGCATGATGCGCCAGTTGTACTTAGCGATAGTGCCACGGAGGTAGCCGATGAACTCTTCATGCGTGAGCTGAGCCCTGATCGCATCAATACACTGGATGCCTTCATCCTGGTTGTAATGCTTAGGGTGCTCTACTGCGTCAAAGCGAGGCTTATCTTTGCTGTGGTTGGCTGTTGCTTTCTTACTTGCGACATTCCATTCAGCGGGTGTCGACTCATCTATGCTGTTTCTTTTGGTGTACATGTTCTCTCCTCAGACATGCACCAGCGTATGACTGCGGTTCTATGGCAGTTCTTCATACTGGCGACGTTGGTGTCATTAACGACGTAAAGGTAGGTTTACTTCTTCTTTGGGATGCCACAGGCGAACGCTCTGATCGACCCAATCGTAGTCAGTGCAGCGCAGGATGCGCGCTAGTCGTGCCTGGCGTACTGCTGCTGACTCAGCGACGTCAGGGTTCTTGTAGTAGGCGCGGTAAGTCTCTATCACCTCAAACCACAAACGCTCTAAGTACACGTCCTCGTCCTCGTTCTCATCGAGGGGAGGCAGGATTAGGGCTGCCTTCTTCTTACCGATGCCAGGGCAACCAGGATAGCCATCGGCTGTGTCACCCATGAGGGTTTGATACATCCAATTGTAGTTAGCCTGGTTGCGGCTGATGTCGTGGTGCTCGTTGTGGTGGAAGTCGTAAAGACGACCAGGGATGGTCTTCATGTCTTTGTCACTGCTCACCATCACGCTGTTCTTGGGATTGCGTGTGTGCATGATCCCGAGCACGTCATCACCCTCTAAGCCGTTGATCTCTACGTTGTTGTAGATGGTCTTCAGCTCCCGCACCAGCTCCCAGTACATCTTAGGTTTTGGCTTGGGGTTGCGGTTCTGCTTGTACGTGCTGTCGACCTTCTTACGGAAGTTGCTGCGGTCTGCTGGCGAGAACACAAGCACAACGTGCGTAGGTTCCTCGAACACCTCGTGCAGCTCCGTGATCTCCTTACACGCCAGGTCAACTAGGTCTTTGAGGCAGATATCCCTGCGTGGCGTTCCGTCAAACGGGTCTAGCTGCTCTGCTACTGTTGCTGTTTGGTAGGCAACAATGTCCGCGTCAATGAGGACATAAAAGTCCTGACTTAGGTCAGTCATCGCTGCCTCCTTGGAAGTGAGCGAAACCTATAGTCTCTATGTCAGCGTCGTGGTAACCGGCGAGCCAATAGGATTTTTCCTTTAGGTCGCAGTCGCCATATGGACATGAGCTTTTAGGTTTCTCATCGAAATAGGCCTGCTTACCGGCCTGATAGATTTTTTGATGTTTAGTACCAATACCTCGCATGTAGTCCCCCTAATGCGTATCGGCCCATGAGCTTCCGATCTGGTAATCACCAGCGAAAGGCACAGGTAGGTTGAGGCGTTTTCCCGCCATTGAGATGCTCATTGCGAACAGGCCACCTACCAGGTCAGCTATGTCTGATCTTGCTGATAGTTGTTGTTCGTCGTGGACGTTCGCTAGTAGCGCGTAGTCCTTGCCGTGCACTAGTCCTTCGTTAGGCACAAGCTCGAATAAAAAAAGGGCCAGGGCTTGCTTCATCAGTATTGATCCAGAGCCTTGCAATAACGTGTTCAAGGCGGTTCGCTGCGCGGACGCTGCTCGTCGCCCATCAGGGAGTGTCACGTACCCGCGATCGGCTGCTTGTTTTTGGATTTGCTGAATCAGCGCCCCCAGGCCCAAAACGCCAGACTCAATTCGAGACCTGGCAACCTTTCCAAGAGCAGGGAAGGAACTCTTGGGAGGAACTGGTTTACCGGCTTGCTCTAGATCATCGGCAACGATCGACCCTATCTTGGTGTCTCCTGCACCGTAGATAAGGGCGTAGTACAAAGTCTTCGCGTTGTCTCTAGATAGCAGACCGGCTGCTTTCATGTTGATGGTGTGTGGGTCGGTGCCTTCCTCTTTCTTACCGCGCAATACAGCCTCGGCATAGGCACCGTTGTCGTACTTGTGTAGGTAGCTGGCGAGCATACGCAGCTCCAGGGCGTCAGCATCACAGCCGACTAGTACCTGACCGTGATCAGGCACCCATAGCGAGCGCATACCCTTGGACTTGTCGACCTGGGCCATGTTTGGCCGAGAGTGCGACATGCGGTGGGTGCGTGACCCGCAGCTCCTGACGTAGCCGTGCATACGGCCTTGCTTGTGTAGCTTTAGCCAGGCGTTGCGTCCCTCTGACAACATGCCTTGCTGCTTTGTCTTGCGAAAGTACTCACGCAGTAGGCGTGCTTCTGGGTAGTCCAGGTTGCTAAGCGTGCTTTCGTCTAGCTTGGGCCGACCATCATCAGTGAAGTCCGTAGGCACCCAGCCGTACAGCACGTTGAGCATACGAGCTACTTGCTGACGGCTGCCTGGGTTAAACATGTCGTAGCTACAGCGACACAGGGGGGCACCTTTTACATAGCCTAGCTTTCTGTTGTTGACGCTGGGCTTCCACGTATCGACGTTACGCCAGGTACGCTTCTTAAAATCCCAGGAACCTGAGACCGGCTTGAACTCATGCGAGAACACCTTACTTAGCATCTGCTCTAGCGCACTTACGTCCTCGGTGAGCTTGACGCTAAGCTGCTCGGCAGACTTTACGTCGAAGCGGAAACCGTGGTTCGACTGTAGGGCCAATGCCTGTTGTACCTGATGCTCTAGCCGTATTGCTGGGCGGTAGTCGTTACCTGTGCGGTATAGACGTTTGAGTTGGTTTTGTATGTGGTCATACACACGAGCGGTGAGCTGTACATCACGCTCTAGGTAGACTTTCATTTCTTCGCTGTACTTACTGAAGTCTTTAAAGTCTCCCTTTGGGAAACCAAACTGCTTACCGAAGCTGGCAAGTGCTAAAGACACACGCGACGGCTCTACTAAAGCGGCCATCGTCATGGTGTCCCACACCTGGTCGAATACGACTGTATCTGGGTAAAGCTTGTTTATAGCGGGCATGTCATAACCGATGAAGTTATGACCGATGAGCCGCTCGGCGGCTTTAAGCCTGTCTAAGCCCTCCCGTATGCTTGGAAGGGTAGGATCGTCGTCGGTGTACGTTATTACGCACGGGTCGCCGACAACGGCTACGCCAATACAATGAATTCTAGTTAGCTCTGGTAACAGCCCGTCTCCCTCTATATCTACGACGAGTTGTTCCATTGTTCATTCCCCTCAAGGCAAGTCTGTGAGCAATAAATGATCCTCAAGACTTATCTCGATCTTCTGGTTAGGTGATCGTTTTCGGCAGTCACTGACGAACCGCTTCATGGCACTGACCCGCATACGCTGCGCTAAGCCGGAGCCACGCTTGTTTGCGTAGGCTTGCTCTGCCTCGTTGATGAGCTTCAGTAGCTCGGCTGAGGTCATACTTGTTTGCATTGCATGCGCTCCCTTATCTCGCGGTCGACATACATGTAAATAAGACGTGCCAGGGGGTGGTTAGGCAGCTTGTTCTCGTCAGTGTCCAGATCGAAGGCTGACAGTTCTCTCGCTATGGCTTTCAGAACTACACCGACCATCAAATCCCGGCTCTTATCGAGATTGTTGTCGATGACGCTGGTCAGCTCGTCTGCAAATTGGCGCTTGTTCATACTTCCTCCTCAAAAAGGTATGTCGTCAATGTTCTGTGAATCGAATGAGGCGTCGTAAGGCAGTAGTCGCCCTGAATGCCTGGCGTACTTAGCCTGACCGGCTGGCCCTACAACACCGAAGGGTCTGTTCTTTAGAATGCGGAAAGAGGTGACGTCTTGTTGTTGATCGTCATCTGCTTGCTGATTGCGCTCTGACGCTATAACCACGTCGCTTAGCTGCTCTAGGCCTGCTGATCCGCGGAGGTCGGTTAGGCTTACCTTGCCGCCTTCGTTGAATGAGTCTTTGCCTGAGTTACGGCGTAGGTGTGAGACAGCTATAAGGCCGACGCCTGTCTGCTCTACGAACTGACGTAGGTTTGTCATGAGCATGTCGAGGGTCTTGCGTTCCTCAACCTCTAAGCCCGACACGACCATGCTGACGTGATCGAGCACGATGAAGTCACACTCGCAGCCGATAGCTAGGTAGCGCAGCTTTGTCATCAGTGTGTCGACGTCACAGCTACCCCAGGAATCATAGAAGTCAGACAGACATATGAGCTCAGCCATAGACTTGTCCCAGTCAGGCTGGGCCAGGATCGTGGGCTTCTCCATCAAATCGCCCAGGGGGATGTTGTTGTCGATAGCTACCAGTCCCTGGATCGTCTTGCGGTAGCTCTCCTCAAGCATTACCCAGCCGACGCGCTGCCTATGCTCACGTATCATGTGGTAGCCAACTTCACGGGCCAGCGTCGACTTACCGATGCCACTACCGGCAGTCAGTAAGATGAGCTCACCCTTGCGTATGCCACGCAGCGCGCTGTTGATGCCGCTGTACGGGATGTCAAAGCCTTTAGGCGTAGCCTTAATGATCTCCGTGAAGTCGACCTCGTGTCCGCGCTTGATACCGTCAGGCCGGAAAGGTACTGCGGCGTAGACTGCGGCTTTCAGCTCTGCCTCTTTACCCGACATCAGCATCTCGCTGGCGTCTTTCATTGGAAGCTGAGCTATCTTGGCGACCCCTGGTCTGAGTAGGGCAGCGCATTCTTCTGCTGCTTTCTTGCCGTGCTCGTCCTGGTCAAACAGGAACACGACCTCCTCAAAGCTCTCTACAAACTCAAGCTCACGGCGAATGGCCTTAGCCGCGCCTTGGGCCCCATTTGGAATGGAAACGACCTGCCAGGTCAGTCCTGTCACTTGGGCATATGACATCGCATCGAGCTCGCCTTCGGTAATGACTAGGCGTTGACCGGGTGCCCATAACTGCTGACCGAATAGACCGGCCTTCGCCAGGTCACCGATGACATAAAAGCTTTTGTCGGGACTCCGTACCTTTTGGGCTACATAGTTTCCGTTGTTGTCGAAGTAAGGCGCGTAGTGGTTGCCCTCACTCACTGTGTACTTAAACTTTTTAAGTGTCCGCTCGTACAAACGACGATCTGCTAGGTCTATGTAGCTACCTGTTACGAATTCAGACACATTGTTAGCCCTCGGCTGTTGTGGTTGTGGTTGGGTTTCCTCGAATGGGTCAACCTGGGCGACGTGTCCATTGCATGAGTAGCAAAAGCCATGACCGTCGTCATAAACGGCAAACGCATCGCTGCTAGGACACAGTGGGCAACTTCTTTTCTCTATTAACTCCGACGACATTCCTTCCTCCTATATCGCGTAAACCCTCACAAGCGTGTGGGGCTCTTCATTTACTTTTGCGTAGCGCTTGTGTGCGATCAGGAGCTCGATCTGCCTGTCGTCGTGCCAGAAGATGTCGGCACTGGTCATGCAGTCGAGGGGTAGTTTGCTGAGGTTGTCGATGTCGTAATGAGGCGCTGCATTAGTGACCCGCTTAGGTCGCGTGCAGACAAACTCTAGTCCGACTATCAGCCTGGCTTCTTTGTCCAGGTACTCCCATTCCGGGGGGTAGTGATGCAGACATGTAGCAAAGTCTTTGACGTATTGTTGATGACGTTTGCTGTAGTACGTGCCAAACCGGGCGACCTTGGGTCTGCTTGCCGGTACTGGCGGTACGGGTATGTAGTATTCCTGCGCTGATTCAAGGCTGGCTATATCGATGTTCATTCACATTCCTCACTTATGTTGGTGAGAATGCTGATCACTTCTTCAGCCTGTACCTCAAACCATTCCCCCTTTAGTCGGCGACCATCGAGCTGTCTATAGACGCTCTCAATAGCTTCGCTGACATCCTGATATTCTCTTGCGTACTCAAGCCTGTAGCCCCGGATAGGGCAGCCGACCTGGTACTGAAACATGCGGCTACGAACATTTTGTGTGATGCCTACCTTGCAAGCGTTTGGAAACAGCGGGTGCGTAATCGCATAGACCCACTGCTTTCTGACGCGCGTATAAGCTATGTTGTAGTGCTCAAAGACGACTGCTCTTAGCTCGTCTCGTTGGTTCTTTGTTAGCTTCCAGTAGCAGCGCATTGACATGCCTGATACTTGTTTTGCTGAGCGGTCTACCAAGTGCCAAAACCGCTTGCTGTCCTTGCTTTTCAATTCCTCTGTCAAACGTCCAGCGGGTAACAGACTGCAATCAATCCGTAACCCGCTTTCAGTTGTGTAGACATTAGAATGTTGGTTCTTCTGTTGCTGTTGAACCGAATCCTTCATCAGGGCCCCCAAAGGGATCGTCTGAGCCGTCATCGGCCGAGCGTTTATCAATGAGTCGAAACGTGTTCAGGTAGAGGGTCACACCTTTGTTGCCAGCAGTGCTGTATGCCTTGGCGTTGCCCGCTACTCTAATTAAGTCACCTCGACCAATGATTACGTCGTCTGCTAACGCATTACCGCTTGCATCCTGGCCGTTGGGTTTACGAGCTGACTTAAACGTCACACGTACACGACCGTCTTCCTGGACTTTTAACGGACTCTTGATCCCGTCGATATTTACTCCAGGCCACTCTGCATCCGCTGCTCCCGATACTGCGTCTCGTAAAACACTGAGAGACGCCGAGTCTTCGGCTTCGTCTAGATACCCAGACACCTCGTACTTTCCCGAGGGGTACTTGGAGTCAGTGTCTGGTTTATCTAATGACGGGTAGCTTGCGTCGAATGGTTGAGTGGCGAATTTCACATAACCGTTTGCCATAGTAGTTTCCTCCTGCGTTTGGCTCTTTAGGTCATACTGTCGACATCGGTGTCATCGACATCGGTAATGTCTTCCTCGACAGGCGCAGCCTTGCGTTTGGTCTTCTTTGCTGGCTTTGGTGCTGCTTCGGGTTGTTCAAGCAGAATGACGTCAGTCGTTTTGAACTTGAGCTCGTAGGCGACAGAGGGCGCGTCAGAGAGGGCGACTGCGCGTAGCATTAGCGTGTGACCTTCTGATGTAAAAGCCGGTGTGCCAAGCGTCAGGCCTTCAGGTACGGGGCCAAGGATCGTGTAGCAGCCGTCTACGTGGTGATAGATTCCTACGTCTTCTTTGGTTTGCTCTTTGAGCTGATTTACAGTGGTTAACATAGTAGTGAGTTCCTGTAGTTGTTAGCTAAAAAAATACCGAGCATTCGGTAGTTCGTCTTTGACATTGAGCTTGCCTTGCTTTGGCGGCTCGGGCAAGCGCATGTCATTTGGGATCATGTTTAGAAGTCCCTGGTGTAGTTCGTCAGATAACCAGTTGCCCTGGAATATCTCTACGGCGACTTCTCTTATGATGTTGTTCAGTGTTTCTAGAAAACAGGCATGTACAGCATACGAATCATGTACAAAGGCCATGTCGTCAATACCGGCGTCGACCAGCCTGGAGGCGACCATGCGGCACATGGCTGCGTCTAGACTGTGGACTACGTTAGGTGCCGCTGCTCCAGCGTTTTTAGCTGGAGAGAGCTGATCGGTGCGCTTACGTAGTCGACGCATCCAGTTATCAAAGGTACGCACATGCTTTTCTTTTAGCACGACATACCTCTGTGACACCTCGCAGCCGTCAGGTGTTACCCAGGTAAGTGGGTAGCCTTCAGCGGCTAGGGCTTTGGCGCTGTCTCGCAGGTAATCCATGATGCGGACTGCCTCACTGACGACCTCAACTCTTGCGACGAGAATCCAATCGCGCATAAAGGAGGCGAGCTTATGTCGGGCTTGTAAGACAGGCACAGTTTGAAGACTCGCAGGTATAGACAGAGAGTCGCACATCCGATCTGATACTAACTGTTCCCTGATCCCCTCTGGCGTAACGCCATACGCTGTAGTCATAACGGCGCGTTTTACAACCTTGCGCGCAAGTCTGTCGTCCTGCATGACTTCGTACCAGGCATGCGCGACTTCTAATTCCAACGACGACTCCGCCTTCAGTATTATCTCTTCGATTATCAGGCGAACTGCTAAACCGACCTCTAAATACAGGTCTGAGCGGGTGGTCGACGTGGTGCAGTTTGTTTTGGCCGCGCCGACTTCGTCTTTTCCCAGAAGAGACAGTATCTGTAGACCGTTACATGTGCCGTCTACTGCTATGGGTAGGTGTGATATGTGTTGTGGGTTAGCCCATGTCTTAGCCAGGTCAATAGCTGCTGCATAGAAGGCCATCGGTTCATCAGCTTTTCTAACAAGACGCATAGCGACCTTGTCGTCATCAAGCATGTTGCTGATGTCTTCGCGCATCTCGTCGACCTTCAGTAGGCGCTCTTCAATGTTCAGCTTGTCGTAGCCGTAGGTGTTAGCGACCTGTAGCTTTAAAGCGTCTATGCCGTCTTCGCCTAGCGGTTTGCCATTAGCAAACTCGATAAGAGCCTTTGCTACATGGTCGCCCTGGCTCGTCAGCATTTGATTTGCTGGGTAGAGACGGCCTCTGAAATCAAAGCTGTGAGGCTGCCAGAAGGCTGACTTCTCATGCAGCATTTGAGCTTGCAGTATCTGACGTTCGAAGGTCATAGCCTTGGAAGTTTGCGACACATACTTAGCCAGATCGTCATTAAATTGCTGCTGAACAATCCTTTTGTCGTCATCAGGTAGCCGCTGCCACTGCTCAGGAGCTAATTTCTTTGGTTTCTGGATAGGCATTTGTGGGCCTATGTAGGGGTTTCTGCAAAGAAATTCGTAGACGTCTTTGTTAATTCTCCACGGTGTCTTTTGTATTGCATTGAGAGAATCAAGTGCCTGGGCAGACGGCGTAAATTTGTGCGGATGCCAATCGGTTCGGTAGACCTTTTGATTGAGTAGATAGTAGCCGCCTTCGATTCGACCTTTCTCGTTGTGCTTCCACGCCTTGGGCGGTACGAGCATTGGTCGACGGATAGGCTGACTAATAGATGCTATAGCGTGTAGACGCGACACGTCTGATAGAAAGTCGTCGGAGTAAAAGACAGTCTGCGCTCTTATCTTGCCCCGTGGGCCTGTGGCTGTGAGCGTCAACATGTCGGGATGAGCACGACGTATACAGTCGAGAATCAAAGCGCCTGTGCCAAACATAGCGTCTCGGGTCAGATCGTATTCATCACCGTCTAGGAACCCTTCGATTTTCTTTTCTAGCTTTCGAGCAAAACGTAGGTGCTGTGCTTTCGACGCTAATGCCTGGGAATTTCGTCGCAAAAAATGACTACTATAACTTGGCTCTGAGTCCCGCCAGCGCTGGAATCTGATCTCTCGTATCACACACTCGCCTAATTCTAGGCAGACATGTTGATAGGTAGGCGGCTTGCTAGTTGCGAGAGTCGACATCAAGTTCTGGGTGGCAGCAAATGCCATCTCCTGAGAATCAGCCAAACCAATCAAATACTTCCAGGCTAGGTTTCTCTTGCCTGTTTTGTTGTTGATGATGTCGTCTTCGGCTTGTCTTTGTCTTACTGCTATATGTTGTTGTACTTCTGGTGCAATCTCTTGCAGTAGCTGCTCCCCCAGCTTAGTTTCGTTCAATTGCTTGTTGTTGATTGCTTTTAAATAATGGTCTTCTGCGTCCGTGACCATCCGATGCTCCCATAGAACTTCCAGGAGCTCAAAATCACTACCCTCGTGCATCCACTAATACCTCCCATTTAGTTATTTTAGTGACACATAAGTAGTGTAAACATTATCTATATATAATATCAAGATGATTAACTATATAGGGTCACTGTAGGGGGCCCTCATACTGGCGACCCAGGTGTCACTGAAGCCGCAACATACAGCAACAATAACTACATCCATATAGGGTATAGACATAATAGATATATTTATGAGACATTAAGGCAACGGTGACAAAAGCGGTAAACACTGATGCGGTACGAACATACAGATACTATAAAGGCAGAATGGGAAGATCCGCTATGAGCGCAGACAGACGTGCTAAGAATGCACGAGCAGATTTATCAAAAAGGGTAGAGTTTGGGAGAATTCTACAATCACTTAGACAAGCAGCACAGTTGACACAGCACGACCTAGCCAAACTGGTCGGGCAGAAGTACTTTACTATGGTGTCTCAGGTAGAGAACGGTAGAGTACGCATTCCTCCAGACGACACTGAGCTGTGGGCAAGAGTACTTGGCGTTGACACTCAAGCGTTCGCTAAAGAGTGCGTTAGGTACTACGAGACTGACGAATACTTCAAAGCTATCTTCGGCAAGAACAATAAACGCGAACTACTATGAAGGTTTATACAGACCCAAAGGGTCGACCTAATAAGTGGCGTGTCAAACTGCCTAACGGTAGCTACAAAACTATTACCGCAGCCAGCGAGACCCAGGCGCAGTTCGCCGCCGAGGCTGCCTTAGCGCAGTTCGAGGCCCCTCCTGGTGAGTGGCTTGATCTAGTCAATAGACATATTAGCCGTCGCGAACTGGGCTCTCCCGGCCTAGCTGATAAAGCTAAGTGGCAAGGTAGCCGGTATGTCTTACGCAAGTTTGCTGCTACTTTCGAGAGCAAGTGTAAGCCCGCCACGGTGACGATGACGCACTTCCTAGATTATTGGGATACGCTGACCAGGCATCAGCAGGACAACCTTCGCCCTGAGCTCAACCGCTTTATTAAGTGGTGCATGCTGTCTCAACTGATAGTTCTTCCGTCTAATCCTATAGAGCTGTTAGACAAAAAAGCGCTGCCTAAGAAAAAACGTCAGAGACTGACTCAGGGTATGTTTGATGGGTTGTTGCGAGTTGCTGCTGATAGAGGGTACGACGGACTAGTACAGGCCTGTCGACTATCGCTTCTCACTACACTTCGGCGTGGTGATTTAGCTGAGCTACGGTGGGAGGATATACGTGACGGATCGCTTTATGTGACCGTTAGTAAAAGCATAGCGTCTCGCGGGGAAGTGGAGGCGACTAGGCTAAGGTGGGATTTACAGAAACATCCTGAGCTTCTGCTAGAGCTGAAAGAATGTAAGCGCCAGGCAATGATGAACAGAGACTGTCCGTTCGTGCTGAGCCACTTTGGCGCTAACAGACGCGGCAAAACTAAAGAGCATGCGTGCCAAATGACGCCTGACATGATCACTAAACAGTTTACTGAATGTATGCGCGAACTAATGCGTAGTGAAGATCATCCGACGTTTCACGAGATCAGATCACTAGCTGCTGCCAGCTTAGAAAGCATGGGGGCGCCGGGCGATATGATTAGCAAAATAATGGCTCACACAGACGAAGCAACTACGGAACTATACCTAGTAGGACACGACCGTAAATTCTTCGATGTGGACTACAGCGTTACAGTATAGGTACGGTTGTGTTTACTACCTTGCCAAGGTAGCAGGTACACAGACTGCCCGCAGAGTTAGCTATATCAGGGCGTGCTTGAAGTAAAAAGGCCTGGTTTGTACGGTACACAAGGGGTACACACTCACCAGGCAAAGTTGTAAAACTACAGTGAAACACTGCGGGAATAGCTCAGTTGGTAGAGCGATACCTTGCCAAGGTATAGGTCGCCGGTTCGAACCCGGTTTCCCGCTCCAACACATTTAAATGTGCTGCGACAGAAGCCTGTATGTAGCGCGGAATGTTCTTCCTACCTGACTTCCAAGATGCGTAACTGCCGGTGTAATCAACTGACAACAGCCGAGAACAATTAAGCGGCCCACCTACCTTTTGCTCTAATAGTTTTAGTGCCTCAATCGGGTTCATCTTATAACTGCTCTGGTTTGTATTTTAGGAATAGCGCATCACCGAGGTGGGCTTTGTGCTGTCCCATCTCGTTGATCTTTGCTTTTGTTTGTTGAATGTTGTTCCAGTTGTCCCGCCCCTTACACCAGACACGATGGTCATCTGAGTAGTCATAGAACCAATCGTGTTTTCGTAGCATGCGGGCGAAGCTGCTTAATGTGCTCATAACGAATCCTCTTTACAAAGGACACTATACTATAGGGATACACTATAGTTAACCCTGCTGTATAAGTTGAGCCAATCTGTTTGCACGTTGACCGACTTGCTTGGCCCAGCGGCTGTCGAGCATCTGAGCGCTTGCTTCAGTCATGTCGCCGTCCTCCAGTGCCTGGCGGAACTTCTCAAACTTTTTAAGTGTGGGTAATCCCAGGTTAAACGCCATATTTATCAGACAAGCCTGGCGCACATCGCTAAGCGTTTCCCAGGCGTCAGCCCCAACAAACTTTTTAGCGTCTTCTAGCGCGACCTGTGCATCACTTAACAGCATCTGTTCAGCCTCTAGCTCTGAGATGCCGTTGTCCTGGATGTTTCTACCGTAGCCAATTGTCAGCTTGTTTGCTGTGCAGTTATAAGGGTAAAGGCGAAGCCCCTCGTCGTGTTTTAGCTGCTCTACAGCTATCTGTTTAGCTTTTACCATCGTTCAATAATGTCCATGCTGTAGCGGATGAAGCCGTCAGACCCGTGTTCGATCGTCGGCGTGTCTGTGTTGAGTGAGCACTTAATTGTCGGTGCGTAGCTGCTAGGCAGGCTTAACGAAACAGAGCCTGCATCTCGAGCCGGGGGATCAACTACAGGGTCTGCTCCACTCAGCCCCAGGTACTGCAT